CGCATGGCAAAACAAACCAGCGTACAGGTGTTGATCCTGACCTTGATTGTGATGACTTTGAACGTGGAGAGCCTGAAGGCTATTGTGACGGCATGGGGCATTACCATTGTGATGAATGTAAGTGGCGTAGTCAGGAGTCCATTAACCAAAAGCACGAGGACTTCATGCGTCATCAGAACCATAAAAAGGAATGGCCGAAGATCAAAGCCATTGTTATTGATTCCGGCGAAGAGGTAATGGTCGATGACCATGCTATTGATTTCTTTGGAACCAGTTATTATAACATGTGGCATAATACAGCAAATGGTATGACATACCATGATGATGACCTGGAATTTATCGACGAAAGACTGCAAAAAGTATAGTTATGGCAAAGCATACAAAGCAACTCAGGAAACTGTTTAAGCATACTCTTCAGGAGAATATGAAGCATTTATATGTGATGCCTACTGGTGATCCTAACAAGGATTTCGACGGCTTTCATACTATCATCGAAAAAGATATTGAAAAAGGTAAATGAAACGACAACGAATGTATATATCTGGCCCCATTACAGGCCGTGATGATTTCAAAGAACGATTTGCTGAAGCAGCCGACATCGTGAGGAATGCAGGTTATAAGCCAGTCAATCCAACTATGATGTTTGGCTGGTTCCAGTTCGTTTTTGAAAAGTTCCCTTATCGGCTTCAGGTGCTCATCGACTGTTTGGTACTCGCATTCACCTGTGATGCTATTTATCTGATGGCCGATTACAAATTCTCTCGTGGTGCTACGCTCGAAAAGGCAGTAGCCGACTTCTGTAAGATGACTGTTATCGAGGCCCGTGTGCCCAGCGATTTCAGCGTAGAAGATTCTCCTGTGGTTAAAGCTGTCGGAGAGTTGGGTAGGCGAATAGCAAAGTTAAGAATATTATGAGTATTATTCGATTTACACTTGCTTTGACTCAATTAGTCATTGAAGGCCAAAAAGATATGACGCGCCGGCTGACAACTGACCGCCGGCAATATGAGGTTGGTGAGAAGGTGGCTCTTGCGGAAGCATACGGTTTTATTTGGCGTGAGCTGAATGCTATTCCTGATAAGCAAATCGCCTATATGCGTCGATTAAGGCGTGTGTTGGGTGTTGAGCATCCATCTATTATACCTGCATGGGAAAACAAACTCTTTGTACGTCCTGAACTAATGCGCTATCAGATAGAAATTACTGGAAAACGCACAGAGCATCTTCAGGACATTTCCGATGAAGACATTTTGCGTGAGGGTGTCTTTCATGGTATGTGTAGCAGCCGCAATATTGAGACGGGCGAAACAGGAGATTATACCTGGCTCGATATAAAGCGTAAGAAACTCCCCAATGGTCATTATCATGTAAATATCAAACATAACGTACATAGTAATATTCGTGAGTGTTTTATTGAAATGATAAACCATATATGTGGTAAGGGAATCTGGGAGCAGAACCCAGAGGTTTATGTCTATACGTTCAAACTGATAGACACCTATCCTGATTATATATTCACTAAATAAATAAAACTATGGCAAAATTTCAAGATGTAATCGAATGTCTGAAAAAGGGTGGTTCTGCCCGTCGTATTTCGTGGACTGATAACCGCGAAATCATCCGTCAAATTCCGCAGTGTATATCAAAGGACATCGTGCCTAAGATGACCTCATTGCCTGCAAGTATCAAACCCAAAATCAGCACTGTTGGCTCTGGTGAAATATCGTACCATGACCAGGTAATCGTCATTACTTTTGTCGATGACGAAAAGACTCCTGCCAGTGCTACATACTTCATCCCCACATGGGAAGATATCTTTGCTGATGACTGGTCCTGCCTGACACCTGCCGATGAGCCTGAAACGGAAGAAAAAGCCCCTGTGCCTGAAGCGTCAGCTTCGGGTGAAGACCAGCAGCCGGTCATCGACACCTCTATTCCTGTCACCATGCGCATCAAGACTTACGAGGATGCCTTTAATGAGGTAAACATCCGTGCCATGCAGGGTGATAAGGTGGCCGAAAAACTCATAAAGGATTTGCAGTTCAATTCGCCTTACACAGATGATCTGCTGGCCTACATCAAACTCCGCATTATCACCTATGCCATCAATGAGGGCTGGGAACCTCAGTTCGTTGTTGATGAGTATCGCTACTGGCCTTGGTTCTGGCTCTATACACAGCAGGAGATAGATGCTATGAACGAAGCGGAGCGTTCTAAGCTGCTGTTCGTCGTTGGTAGCGCGCATAACGGTGCGCGATGCGGTCTCGCTTGCGCGCACTCGTATTACGCTTTCTCGCGCTCGAGCTCGATCCTCGGTGCTCGCCTGGCCTTCAAGTCTCGTGAACTTGCAGAGTATGCTGGTCGCCAGTTTATTGAGCTTTGGGCGGCTTTCTCATTCAAACCTGTTGTGAATGGCCATGGCAAAGGAAAATAAACCGTCGCTTGATCCCAAGGGGATGTTGCTCTTGCAAATCACTCAGCTGTTTCAGAAAAACAACGCTGACCCGAATTTATCGGTGGAGGTGATGGCTGAAATGCTGATGCAGTTGTTTGTTGGAATGCAGGTGCTTACAACGGAAGACATTAACCCGCAGGTCCAGGCTTTCTTTGACAGAATGAAAGCAAAGGCCGCTGAAGTGTTACCTAAAATAGTTGCTGAGAGAAACAAAGCATCGTAATAAATATAACTGTTATGTTGAGAAAAGACTATATCAAAAAGAAGGTGGCTCCAAAGGAGGGCATTGGTATGTTTCTGGCAGAGCGTGTACTGAAGACATGGCATGAGGACTTCGTGGATCAGGACACCCAGGAAATAGTAAGCATAGAGCGTAACGAAGTGCTCTATGATCGTGACAAGAAAGTGGACTCTAAGATGGCAAAGGACATCGAAGAGTATGGTATCACTGAGATCTGCGTCACCAATACCCCTGGCCGTGCAGAGGAACTAAGAACTTTCTGCCGTCTCGGTCATGTCAAGGTGACGATGAAGGGTATCACAAAGACGGGTGTGGTCATCTGTCGTGCAGAGTCCATCCGTCAGGCTATGGACCTTGCAGCCGATTATACAGAGGGAGCCACCGAGGAAGTGTTTGGCGAGCATTGCAGTAATTTCCATATTACCGATGTGGAGATTCTTAATGACATTACCTTTATCGGACGCACAGCAGCCGACATCAAGGCAGAACAGGAAGCCTTGGAAAAGGATAAGGATGCACCCGTAAAGATGCCGTTTAAGGTGCTGGCCACCTATGCCCGTGCTGAAGAGTGGATTGAGAATACCAGCAATAAAGATGCCTGGGTCAAGAAACGTAAGTTTGTGGCATGGGCACATGATATCAAGGATGCGCGTAACATTGTTACGGCATGGATTAAGAAGGATGTTGAAACAGAGGTAGGCGATAACAAGCGTGAGACGCTGGTCATCGTGGCCGCTACGCCATTCACCGTACATACCTATCTGCCGGCATCTGTTTGTAATGAGTATATCGAACATCCAGAGCTTCGTCTATCTACCGAGGCTGAAGAGTAGTATCTTTGCACTATGGCTAACATCTATTTACGCACGTCACGTTATGTAGCCGCATTTATGCGGGCTACTGGTGATGGAAACTCGTTACCAATGACAACACCCATTGAGTTTTCACCATATACTCCTGAGTATGTGGTGTTGACCAATGGGCTGCGTATCATACCTGAGAAACAACAGCACCGTGCATCGTGCTACTCACAGTCTGCATGGCAGAACATGCTCCGTGGCCGTCTGCCTAATGGTGGTAAACCGATCATCGTCCGTGACCCGTCGGAGTATCTGACCTATGCCGAGGTGTGTACGCTGGAGGCTTTGACCAACAAGACGAAGACAGATGCCTACGAGTTCCTATGTATTGCTACCCCGCGAGAGATCTGTATTGACGGTCATGTGCAGCGTGTCTATAAGTCGCATACCCTTGATACCAGGGCCGCACAGCAGCTTCGGGAACTGTTGCGAAATACATTCATTCGTACTTTCCTCGATTTCTCTACCCGCAACAAAGTGTTTGCACAGTCCAATGGTATTCACCGTTCAAACATTGAGGTGCTGGAGCGTTTCCTCATGGCATACGATATTCCCGTGTCGCATGATAAGAATGAGCGTAGTACCCTGCGCCGACTCATACAACGATGGAAAAAGGAGGCTGAATATATGGCAAAGTCACCGGCCATTATCAATGATGAGCTGGTGACGCGCATCGACAAACACGAAATATATGGTGGACTACCCAAATATGATGATGATTAACGATGATAATTAACAATGAAAGCGAAGTATATAAAAAGTAGAAATCACTTGTTAAAATATGATAAATAATGAGGTATTTTCGCGTTTTTTATGGTCACAGCGTGTCCGCGTCTGTTTCGTCACTTTCGCCAGTCCAGTGTGCTGTCATTATATGACAGCCCCTATAAATCAATAAAACCCAAAGAGATATGAATAATCAAGAATGCAAAGAATTGATGCTCGATGCCATTATTCGCGTCGATGTCTATCTGGCGAGTCAGTGTAATATCCCACTGCCGCCATCTGTTTCGTTGGCCAGTCTGAACATGACGGTTTCCACTTTCGGTACAGCTGCTTTTTCAGCTGCACTGTCTGACAGTGCGGTTGTGATGTTGAAAGAAGAGCCGTCGTTAAAGGTGAAAAATGGCCGTCAGGCCGCTGGAAACGTCTATACACATGAGCTGCAAGTGCCTGTGTTAGTGGAGCGTGACAGAGCCGAAGCCCTGGTGCAGACGCTTTTAGGTCAGGACTTCCATGTGGTCTATACTCGTGCTGATGGCTCAAAGGATTTTTCTTTCTCCCTCCCTGGTGCTGCCACCTGCGACATAGAGGAAAGCCATTCTACTGCGACATCGACAACGCTAAAATTCAAAATCCTGTCTTCGAGCCAAACTATCAAGCTCATTCCTCCTTCTGCTTAATATATATAATAAGGTATAGTCCTATCTCTTATGCCCGCTGGTTTCCCCAGCGGGTTTTTTGTTTCCCCGAAATCGCGTTTTACAGCGAGAAATAGCGTCCATTCCCTATCCTCTGTGTTATCTACCTTTGCGAGTAGAATAAAATTCGCAAAAGATATGAATGGACTTCTCGAACTTCTGACAACAAAGCTGTGGATGATTATGCCTGAATACGTCCACGGCTCTCGTGCTATTTGGGAGCAAAACCTGAATGGCCGCATAGCACTCGATTTTCAGCAGAAGAAAAAGCCTTACGCCATGCAGATACAGGATGGTCAGGCTGTCGGTGTCATCAATGAGTACCAGGTGACAGAAAACGGTAAGACTACCTCCCGTTGGTGGATGGACGAAATGGATGCTCCTTTTGTCAATGTCATGCCGGTGGATGGTCCCATCACTCGTGAAGGTGGTGCTTGCTCCTATGGCTCGATGGATCTGCGCGACTGGATGATGGAGGCTGCAAATAATGAGTTCTGTCAGGCACACATCTTTGTTATTAACTCTCCTGGTGGTTCTGCATGGGCTATCAATGACTTCAAGCAGGCTATCGACTATGCCCATGAGCATGGTCAGAAGGTATATGCTTTCGTGGATGGCCTCTGTGCCTCTGCTGCTATGTACCTGGCCAGCGTATGTGATGAAGTGTACTACATGCACCCCAAGGATATGTTTGGCTCCATCGGTGTGATGGCCGCTTTCTATACTGAAAAGAATGGCACCACCAATCAGTACACCAATGAGACTTACCATGAGCTGTACGATCCTGAGTCTTACGACAAAAACAAGTGGTATCGTGACATTGCCGAGAACAGCAAGAATGATAAGAAGCTGATGGATGACCTGAAAAAGACGGGCGTAGAGTTCCGCGCTGACATCCAAAAGTCTTTCCCTGCTGCTACTGAGAAGCATATCCACGGTGCGCTCTTCGAGGCACAGGAGGTCACAGGCATTCTTTGTGATGGCCAGATGACTCTCGGAGAGGTCGTTGCCCGTGCCTTTGAGGTGGCCAACGGTTCTGCTACTCCCATTGAGCGCGTCGCTCCTGTTAAGCCGGAGGATGACGTGCCAGAGGATGATCCAGCTCCCGCCGCTTCTGCAAAAGCAACCACTACTGAAGCATCCGCTTCGGGTGAAAAGAATAACCCCTTAAACAAAGAGAATATGAAACAGTACGAAAAGATTGCCACCGCTTGCGGTGTAGAAGAGCTTATCGTCAACGAGGAAGGTGCTCACTTCGTGCCCTCTATGTTGGATGCGCTCAATCAGACGCTCGAACAGCAGGCTTCCGATAAGGCTGCCGCTGATGAGCAGGTACAGACTCTTCAGACCCAGCTCTCTGAGGCAGAGAATGCCAAGACTGAGGCCGTCAACGCCAAGGAGCAGGAACTGAATGACTCTCACGAGAAGGCTATGGGCGAGTTGAAGACCGCTCACGAGCAGGAGATTAACAACATGAAGCAGCAGCACGAAGAGCAGCTGAATGCTGAGAAGGAAGCCAAGGGCAAGGTCGAGCAGGAGCTGGCAGAGGTGAAGGAAAGCCTGGCCACTGCCGAGCAGCAGTTGAAAGACCGCGAAGCTCAGATTGAAACCCTGAAGGGCAAGCCTGGTGATCAGCAGGATGGTTCGCCCGCCAACAATGGCACTGGTGCTGAGTCTCACGAAGTTACCTGTGGTATGCCGGACTA